AATTTGATGTTAAGTCAAAAGCATTGGAACTCAACTTTTGGGAAACCCTCGTCACATTATTTGGTGTAATTGAACTATATTCTAACTTACTTTGCTCCCCGAATACATTTTTCTCAAATCCTGCTTTGGTTATAGCAAGGTCAGTAAGATTGGTTAAAACTTTATATTTCTTAATATAATATTTAGACCTTGTTTCTATCAAATTACTTGGGTTAATAACTCTTCTAAAAGTTCCAACTTTACCATTACTAAATGTTGCTCCAGTAAATCCAATGTTAAATAAATTGAATACATGTTCCCTACTCCCAAATAATCCATTCCCCAATGAAAACACTTGAAAAATGTTGCTCCCTCTATAACTGAAAGACAATTCAACATATTCTCCTATTGTCAATCCATGTGGTGCAATACATATGAATGAAACCAATCCATTACCATTACGAGTAGTACTTGTAATCGAAAATGGAATACCACTGGACGCAATCCAATTCACATCATTGTTTGTCCTTGAGTAATATGTAAGTTGTCTATTCCCATCATTCTCATAAGGATATGTTAGATAGTACATCCAATTATAGGTGTAAGCACTTTTGGCTTTATATTGAAAATGATTGTCTCCTACGTTAGGTCTATAGAAATCAAATTCATAATATTGGGGGAATCCTCTCCAAATACCACTTTGTTTAGATGAAATAGCATCAGTATAATATAGATTATATTGAAATGGAAGATACGTAGTATTGCCGGTATAAGTATTATCGTAAAGGTATGAAACTTTGAATGTTGGTCTAAAAATAGTGTTTGATTGTCTTTCGTTGTCATAGACTTGAGCCAAATTCAGAGTTGATGTTCGATCATACTCAGTAATCTCCTGGCTTTGTTCCTGAAGAGTGATTGTCAATTCTTCATTCAATGCGGGAGCACCTTTATATCTCTGACTACTTGGTATTAAAGAATATTTATTCATCTACAGAATACTTTGTTTTGAATTTATCTAAAGCACTATTACCTTTTACCATTCCAAAATAAAAATGGAATGGTGCACCAACAATGAATCGGCCAGATGACGCTCCTGTTGTCGAATAATTACCTGCGGCATCTACACTGAAAATATAACCTCTAGCGTATAAGTCACTTACACTACTTGTCAAAGGTCTAAAATAGTTTGGAGTTGTAAGACTCGTTCTGTCCAAGGATTGATATAGTTTATCTTGAACAATATCTACATAATTAGTCGCCCAATTATTAAGCTGTGACCCAAATATTGTCGTTTGATTAGTCAATTTCCACTGATAGAAAGGTACTATCTGTGATTTAATTCCATATGGATATGGATAATTTACAGAATTATCATTTGTCCTAAAATTAATTCTTCCTGGAGTTAAGTAGTCTTTAACTTGAAGATCTTCAGTTGTAGATGAAAACCATACCGCAACCACAGGATTGGATGCAGTTCCTAAAACTTCTACAGGCCCTAATTGATTAGGAACAATTTGATAGAATTCAGGTGAAAACTTAATTACACCCAATTCTGAGTTAATAGATAATAATTGAGCCAAATCACCGTCAATTCGAAGATTTGGTCTTGAAAAAAGTTGGTTAATTCCATTATCTTTACCACCAATAATTCGTTGTAAAAAATTTTCATCAGTAATCCTTGAAATCACAAAAAGGTTTATCAAGTCAGATGGATCCCCATATGAAGTAGAATCCATTTGATTCATCACATAAGCACCTGTATCACCATCCCCCAAGATAATTTCATTATAAAAACTATCTTTCATCCCAAGATTAATAATTGTTGTTGGAGATAATAAATTCAAAGTATTTAATGCTCCTGGTTGGGTTGCCAATTTACCAATAAATTTATTTGTAAATTCATTGAACGGACTACTTCTATAATAGAAGTTATTAGTATCACTTTCAAAGTATATTACATCTTTACAAAAAATAGGTGGTTCAGGTTTGTTTTGAGAATCAAAAATTGTATTAACTTGTATAGGATACATATACAATGCCCCATTTATCCAATTGTTTACAAATGATTGAGATAATACCCCTTGACATAATCCATAAAAAAATCTCCACCGATAAGCCCATTCATTAAAATTTCTTATATCCTTCGGTATATCCAATAAAGGTCTTTTCAGGAATTGATAACATCCTCCTATAACCGCATCCTTATCCGCACAATTCTGATTGACTTGGAAGTCAGTTCCAAATCCCTCATAACATCCCAAACTTACAGTTTGACTACAAGTATTAAGAGTTTCGAATACGTTTAATGATGCATATTGACCCAAAATATCAGGGCTAGCTATGTCCGCTCCAGTAGAAGCATTAGATGTTTGAATCGACCCTCCTTCATCATCTATAACATAGACCACAAATCCTAAGTTTTGTTGTAGTAATGACGGGTTGTAATCCCAACTAGATCCGTCCAATACATCTGAAGATGGAAGTCTATCAGTCCTCATAACATTCTTCAATCTCGAAGTGATACTCATCGGATTAGCAGTCAAACTTGGTAATAATACACTCGTAAAATATGTAATCTTTGTCGTTGATGGTTCCCTCCCCCCCTGAACAAAATAATAAGCCCCACCCGACAAATCTTCAGAAGTAGTATATTTTGCAGGGTCCTCAATAGCACTTGACCATGATCCATTTGACGTTGATGATACAAGACAATTAACCCCATTGACATTCAATGTAGATGAGTTTTGAGGTCGATTTAATGCGTCATATGCTCCATAATATCCTACCAAGCTAGTTGTAAATGCTGAAAATTCCGTATCATTACCCCTAAAGAAGTGAGATGGGTAAAAAATATTATTCTGATTGTTAAACTTTTGAACTGAAATACTACTATCCAGTAATTTTTGAATTGGAATATTCAATCTAGTATTTGCGGTTATCGATAAGTCATCCTCATTTGCTAAACCAAATAACTTACCTAATCCATACTTGTTATTATAAAGTGGTGAATATGGGTCGACTCCTCTTTGCAGAATCAAAATATATTTTTCTGAAAATGATTCAAATATGTCTTTTATCTGAATTTCTGGAAAAGTTGTTTCATTCCAACTTTTTTTAATTTTTTCACTCAAAATAACAGCAGTTCCTGAGTTCATAATATTCGGTAAAGACCCAACGGTAGATGTATTCCAAATTGTGGATGCTTCTGACACTGTAATTCCAGTCAATACTTGAAAATATTCAACGTCAGATGGGAATTTATAATTGGTCAATGTAGATCCTGAGTCCAATAAATAACTAACTGATAAGTTGTTCAACTGATTGTTTGGGTCACAATATTCAACATTATAAGTTGATACTCCAGGGTTTAATGGGGTTCCACTTATACCTCGAACATAAGCTCCTGTATTACCAGTATATGTTGCATTTACGTCTCTTGTGAGTAAAGGGTCTACAAAAGTCAAAAGAGTTCCTGAGTCTAATGGTGCATCATAAATTAAAATTAATGTACTATCGTAATGTTTATTTAAGTTAGTATCAAATGAAACACTAATCCGATTTGAGCCATTAAAATATTTTTGTCGTAGATTGAAGTTGTTTATCCTTTCTCCGAATGGTATGTATTTCGAATATGTAAAATATTCATTCCCTCCATCATCGGTGAGTAATATTCCAGGTACGGACTCCATCACCTTATAAACCTGATTGTTATCGTTTCCATTATTATTACCTCCAATACTCGAAGAAAAAGAGTCTGAGATAACTTCAGAATTTGGAGATTTTATTCCTAACTGAGTGACTGTATCAATTAACTTATTATAATATAACGAATCATTAGAAAATTGTGACACTAAAGTACCTAAAGATGAACTTGAGTTTTCCGATTCAACATCTGAAACCCCACATTCGCAAGACAAACAATCAGGATAAGTAATTACAGGTAGATTAAATCCTTTAATTGGTTGACCCTTAACTAATTTGAAAATTAGACGAAACGCGACCAATGTGACAGCAGTAATTATTCCAGCAGTAATTAGGTATTGTGCTCCCGCTAAATTAAGCGCCGCAGCCGCTGCAAAAGACGCAGTCGATAATACACCAAAAACTATTCCCAGTGGTGCGAGGATAACTGTCAGAGCACAAATCCCAGCTAAAGTCGCAAAACTTACACCATCTGCAGTTGCTAGTCCAGCTTTTACAAAACTTTTGATACCTTGATAAAGGTTAATACCCGCCAATAAAACAAGTAAACCTATCATCCAAGGTTTAAATCGCACCAATAGATTCCATATGAACGCAACAACGTGAATTACTATTAATAGTGGTGCTGAAATAATCTGGATTACTTGCATCAAAATGGAAAAAACAAAGAATAATAGGTTGAAATTTTTGAATCCATCATTCGTTGGAAATTTATTCACAGTTGAATTACAGGATTCGTCATCAATTTCTTTTATCCCTATAAATCTACCTCTCCCTCCTTTTTTGTATTGGTCAATCAAATTTGAAACTGTATAAACCCTATTGAATTTGAATTCATAAAAAGTGTCTTGACAATCAATTATCTCGTTGAGTTTTTGGATTCTTTCCGAACTTGTAAACCCTGTAGCATAACCATTCCAATCTAATCCAAAGTAATAAGAACTCTTCAATTTATTTTGTCTGTCGACATTTGTTGAATAATTTGGGTCATTGCCAGAATCAATCCAACCATATTCTCTAACATTTGGAATTAAAAAACTCGCTCTCCTAGTTTGTTGGGATAAACCAGGAGACTGTTGCCATTTGATTTTGAATCTATATTTTGCTTTACTCGGAATCCCAACCGTAGTATCATTCGATATTACTTTTTCACCAAACTCGTTTGTTATAAAGTAATCCAAATTCATTGGAAGCTCGACAATCCATGTCCCATCCCCATCTATGACATTTCCAGCTTGCTCCAACTCATAAACCTCCAACACAGGATTACCATTCTCATCTTGTTGGATTGTCTGTCTGATTGCCAATATTTGTCCTGGACCAGGGACAAGGTCACACAAATTCCCCATGTTGTCACGAGGTCTACATCCCAATTCGTTTCCAAGTATTCGATTAGATCTGAGTCTAAACTTATCTTCAGTCGAAAAAATTGACCCCATAAAAACTGATGTCGGTTGAATATCAACATTTGCATCATCTCGTAAGTCAAAATCTAATCTATTAATTGATATGTCACATATTTCAGGGTCACCCCACAAAGGAGAAATTTCAACATTTTTAACTAAGTTAATTATTTGTGGTAAAGAATTTAAGTCACTTGATGTTCTAAATTTATTTCCAGCAACTTGTGCCTCAGTGGCTAAACCAATTCTAATTAAATCTTGAGGTGTTAGAGAAAATTCACCGATGTCTGAAAGGTCTACGTCCATGACTATAGTTTGTTGCCCGAGTGGAACACCCATAATCATGTAATCACCACTATCATTAGTTTTCGAAGTGAATCTGTAATACTTGTCGTAAATTTCAACAGCAGTGTTTCCTGTCAATACATCCGATCTTGATGGTAAAGTTCCTGTCGCAGAATGTTTTGAATATGAAGGAGTGTAGGGAAGTAAATTATATCTATACCCATCTTCATTTTTATCATTTGGAGATTTGTAAGGATATATAGATGTAATCAATGGATTTGATTCATCGACTTGTTCAATAGGAATGAATATTGAAACTCTCGCATTCGGTATTCCAAATCCGTTGTTTGCCGTAACTCGACCAACTAAGACACCATAATCAGCACAACTTCTTGTGTAGATGTCTGTTTGTTGTATCTTGAGAGATAAAATTTCTAAGAACTCAAACTCTTGGTCTAATTGTACGTTAATTGATTTGTTAATACCAAGTTCGGTCTTAATTCTATATGAATCACCCATCTATTGTCTTTAGTTTATAAATACTTTATGTGTAATTTTTCAAAGTTAATACACACATCATAAATTATAGACCAAAGTATTAGATAATAAACCTATTACGATAATGTTGTAGATTGGAAATTAATTACCGAGACTTTAATATCCTTATTTGGATATCTAATTTGATACACTTGAGAAGGTTGTGCAAAAATTGTTGAATTAACAGGTGCAATTTGTTTCGTTTCAGGGTCTGAATATTCCATTGAAGTTTCTGCTGAAGAATATTGACCACCAACATTATTGAAGACTTTGATTGAAGAAACACTTAGAACACCACTTTGGTTTTGAACAATGCTTTGTATCTCTGATAAATAAACGTTTTGTCCCAATTCTCTGACTTGAGGATTAAAATATGTTGAAATTCTGTCAACTATTTCAGCAATTACTTGTCCTGAATTTTGTGCTGAAGTTAATACGACTTGAACTTCAACACTTAAATCAATTACTTCAGCGGTGAAAATTGATATGTAATCATTCATCATTCTGTAGTTAGAAAGATATGTTGCAATGTTTTGTCTCAAAGTATTCGAAACTATATTCGTCAACTTACCCGAAGTATCATAAGATAATAACTGAATTAATATTTTATTATTATTTTCAGTTACTGATACTTTGGCCGGAGCACCAAACTCAGAAGGCATATTTCTAATAATCGATTCATAATCTTGTACAGTCACCGCTCTTTTCTGTGCTGAAAAGTTAAACGAAACATAATTTCTAATTTCTTCGAGTGATGGTAATCCCGCTCCACCAATTGCTGCAGTAACGTTATTACATCTCAAAGAATTCACCACCGAAGAGTTTGTAAGTTCAGAAGGGCCATTAACAAAAAATGAAACAGTTCCTATTTGTGTGATTACATTTGTACCTAAGTTTGTACCCAATCCACCACCTACTCTGTATTGAACAAATAAACTTGAATTAGGTGTTAAAGCTGACCCCAAAGATAAATTATTTGAATATCTTTGTAAGTCGATTGTTGCTCCTACAGTTGTAAATTGGTCTAAGGCATCTTGAGCTGTGTTTGTTCCTCCACCGAATGTCAACTTCTTAAATCCCTCAGGAGTGTATTCACTGATGAATCTGTTTGATGTTTGTATATATCTTCCCACCTTAATTCCAGGTTGGTCAGAAACTTTAGTAGGGTCCTCGATGAATACTCTATCTTCGGCTAATGCATCTACTTCATACCATTTATTAGGCGAACCTAAAAATTCGGCTACAGTAGGTATATTTGTATATTCAGTACCGCTTTTTAACAAAACACTTGTAATACCCAAAACATTTTTTTCAGGTAAAAACAATTCAAAAAATGGTTTAACATCATTAGGAGTTATTACTCGTTTGAAAACTTTTGTGATTCCATTTACAACAAGTTCTCTTTTAGTAATAGTATAATTGATTATGACATTGTTGGCATTACGGTTTGGAATTTTAAGTCGGTTTGGAAAACCTTGTGCATTGTATGGTGAGGTAAAATCAACATCGTATATATTTTCAAACACAATACCAGCTCCTGAAACTTGAGAACCTCTTGTCAAAACTCCCAAATATCTCTCGTCTTCTTTATCACCGAATACAGGAACAGTTATTGAAAAATCTACTAAGGCTACAGATGGTCTTTGGCCTGGTAATTTCAAACCATAAGTTCTGGCGATATTATAAATTGAAGACCTCTGTTGTGCGTATTGAAGTACAGTTTCTTGAATACTTCTATCTATATGATAATGTAGGTTGTCTGCAACTGCAGCGTTTAAATCTAAAAACACCGAGAATACAGATGCGTCATTAAAATCTTGGATAAGTTCAGGATAGTAAGTCCTTACATAATTAAGTAACTCAGTTCTTATTCCTTGATAATCTCTGGTTGTATATGAAATTTTACGATTTGCCATCTATATTAAATATTAATAATAACAAAATCACTTTGAGCAAAACTTGATCTGTTATTTGAATAATCTATTCTAATTTTTGCAGTGTATTCTGAGGTTCCTTTACCTGGTAATCTATAGATTGGTGATTCACTTGTACCGAGTGTATTTTCTCCTATCATACTATCTACTTCTTCCTCAGGGTCTGCTGGTGTTATTGTTATTTGATTTAATAAAAGATTCGGCATAAAAGTCTGAACAGCATCCCTTATATCCGATTGAATTGCATCAAACGTTAATCCATCAAAAGGCTCAAATAAAAATTCATATAATCTTGTTCCAAAATTTGGTAGATAATATCTACTTCCCTTTCTGGTTAGAAGTAAATGAATTAAATCTGACTTTACCTGTTGGTCTGCTAATTGAGTAAGCTCTAAATAATCTCCTCGTCTCGAATCTCTGAATGGAAAATTAATACCATATGTAACTCCGTTTGCCATAAAGATAAATATAAGTCCCTTGTTTTTCCTTATAAATAGCCCGAAATAAAAAATCCCGAAATATATCGGGATTAATTATTTAATTACGAAGAACAACCAAAACAATCAATTTCAATTCCTTCAGGTTTTGGTGGTAAATTCATACTACTATAATCGATTTTAGGAACTTCCACATTTGGTTTTGGTGTCTTAACCTTTGATAAGTCCAACGCTAAGTGTTTCGCTCCAGTTGAAATAGCTTTAGTTCTTACATAGTAACATAATGTTTTCAACCCTTTTTCCCACGAGTGAAAGTGTGAGGATGTGATTTTTGACAATGTAGGGTTTGACATATAGATGTTCATTGACTGAGATTGGTCAATAAATGGAGCTCTATCCGCTGCCATATCAATTAACTCTCTCTGTGATATCTCCCAAATTGTTTTGTATTTTGGAATTAGATGTTCAATCCTTTTAACTTTTTTGTTATATCCCTTATCTTCAACATCAAGATATTGATTAAAATTAATATTTTGAATAGACCCTTCATTCAAAATAATTTCATTCTTCAAATCTTCAGACCAAATACCAATTTTTTCAAAGTCATTAATTAAGTACTTGTTTACAATCATAATTTCCCCGCCAACAACTCTTCGGTTGAAGAGTGCTGAGTGAGCAGGTTCAGTCATCTCGAAAGACCCTGTAATCTTGGCAGATGACGCAACTGGCATCTGAGCGGTAAACAATGAATTACAAACTCCAAATTCTTGTACATCTTTTTTTAATGTATCCCAATCCAAACTCAAATCAGAAGACTCAACTCCCCACATATCAAATTGGAAAATACCTTTTGACATTGGAGAACCTTTGAAGAATTCGTAAGGGTGTCTAATTCCTTTCTTACACAAATCATTACTTTCAGTAATTGACGCAAAATAAATCGCTTCAAATATTTTTTTGTTCAAGTCCTTAGCCTCATCCGAAGTGAACGAATAGTCCATTAAACAAAAAACATCTGCAAGTCCTTGAACTCCAATAGCAATTGCTCTTTGTTCAAGTCCACCTTTTAATCCTTTTTCAGTTGAATAGCTATTTTTGTCGATAACATTGTTCAACGCTCTAACAGCCTTTCTTACTTCATGAATTAGTAATGTATAATCAAATTTACCTTCAACAATAAAGTTCTTCAATACAATAGAAGATAGTGTACAAATAGCTGTTGTCTTCTCATCAGTAAATTGATAGATTTCATTACATAGATTGGACTGTTTAATAACACCGATATTTTGATGGTTTGTTTTTCTGTTTGCGCTATCCTTAGCACATAAGTATGGTACACCAGTTTCAACTTGAGATTCAATTACTTTACTCCAAATCTCCTGAGCCTTCACCTTTTTACCAATGCCCGCATCAATTGCAAGTTGATAATTTTTCTCATACTCCTCACCATAACACTCTTGTAAGGGTTTAATACCCGCTTTAAGAATATCATTAGGGCAGAACAAATACCATTCTTCGTTATTCTTAACCGCTCTCATAAAGTTATCAGGAATCCACAAGGCAGTGAACAAGTCTCTCGCTCTTAATTCTTCCGCTCCTGTATTTTTCTTAATCTCCAACAAGTCCATAATATCTTTATGCCATGGTTCTAAGTAGATAGCAGCACTACCAGGTCTTCTTCCCTGTTGGTTAAAGAACCTTAGTGATTCATTAACAATCTTCAAGTACTTTAATAGACCACCAGCAAATCCTCCTGAAGATTTAATACGACTTTCTTTACTTCTAATATTAGACATAGACAATCCAATACCCGCAGCATCTGAAGAATAAGTTGAAATATCATTCAATGATTTTAGTAATCCATCTCTTGAGTCTGAGTTGTTATAATGTAACACACAAGACGCTAACTGAGGAACTTTAGTACCTGAGTTAATCATGATTGGAGTTGCCTTGGAAATACGTTGACTTGACAAAGATTCATAATAATCCATCGCCTCTTCAAAAGTATTTGTTACCCATAGAGCTACTCTCATATACATGTGTTGAGGTCTTTCAATTACTTTACCTTCAGGTGTTTTCAACAAATACATTTCCTGTAAAGACCTCCAAGCGAAGTAATCGAAATTGTAATCATTTTCGTGATTGATTACTTCATCAATTTTACTTGGTCCATATTTTTCAATAATAGACATAAGGTCATCATGTACAACACCGTCAACGTGTAACGTATGCATTGTATTTGAAAAACTCGGGTCAGTTTCTTTGTGGTAAGAAGAAATTGCTACAGAGGATGCAAGTCTTGAATAATCGTAGTGACTACCAGTATAAGCGGCAGCAATCTCGTAAACGAGTTTGTCTAACTCCTTAGTCGTTATATTTCCTTCAGTAGGTACTGAGGTAATAACTTTGATAAAAATTTCATCAGAGTTAACATTCAACCCTTTTGCAGCACGTTTAATCCTATTATAAATTTTTTGAGGGTTGAAAGACTCTCCTTCCCCCCCTCTTTTTTTGATTTTTAATGACATCATAAGTATTAAGATATTAAATTAAAAGTCAGAATCAAATGATATTGTCTCATTCAATTTAGCTTTTTGGTATTCCATTGTTCTTGACTCGAAAAAGTTACCTTTAGTCTCAACGGCAATTTGTTCCATAAACTTGAATGGTTGTTCTACGTTGAATTCTTTTTTACATCCAAACTTAACCAACAAACCATCAGTTACGAACTCAAGATATTGTTTCATCAAGTTAGAGTTCATACCAATTAGTGAAACTGGTAGAGATTCAGTAATAAATTCTTTCTCAATCTCAAGTGCTGATAATAGAATTTCTTTAATTCTTTTTTCACTTGGTTTGTTTTCCAAGTGGTTGTTCACCAAGTGAATTGCAAAGTCACAGTGTAGGTTTTCATCTTTGAAAATTAGACTATTCGCATTACTTAGTCCTTGCATAATACCTCTTGACTTCAACCAAAAAATTGAACAGAATGACCCTGAGAAAAAGATACCTTCAACCGCAGCAAACGCAATAAGTCTCTCAGCAAAAGTTGAATTCTCAATCCAATCGAGGGCCCATTTCGCTTTCTTCTGTACTGCAGGTAGATTATCTAGTGCTGTAAAACACAATTGTTTTTCCTCTTCGTTTGAAATGTAGGTATCAATCAATAGTGAATACATCAAACTGTGAATATTCTCCATCATTAGTTGAAACCCGTAGAAAAACTTTGCTTCAGGATATTGTACTTCCTTCAAGAAATTTTCTGCAAGGTTTTCATTCACAATACCATCCGAGGATGCGAAGAATGATAAAATATTCTTTATAAAATATTGTTCATTTTCGGTAAGGTTATTCCAATCTCTAATGTCATTTGTTAAATCAACTTCTTCCGCGGTCCAAAATGCTGCTTGATGAGATTTATAGAATTCCCAAATGTCATCATGTTGAATTGGAAAAATAACAAATCGGTCGGGATTCTCTACTAAAATTTTTTCCATAATTAATTATTTGTTTTTTTATATTGTTTGTTTTTGTTGTTCATCTTTTTGTTTTCTCTTCTCCATCAACTCCTTAACTCTGTCTCGTTTCTTCTCTTCTTGTTGTTCTTCAAAACCTAAGAATGTAACCGAACTTTCCGTATCGATTTCCAATAGTTCGTTGTTAAATTTACAATTCTCAAATACAACTCCGTCTTTACCTAAACGAGATTTTGTTATCGCTATCGTAGCCAAATGTAATTCTTTTTGTTGAAGAGTTTTTGCCACCGTAATGATTACGTGTCCAACTTGAGCTTTCTTAATTGACCCACCCATTTGGTCTGTTGTTACAACCTCAGCCGAAATAGAACTTCTATTACCTTGTGTTGCCGTCCAACCAACCAAATCAAGTTCGTGACACATCGCCTCAAACCCTCTCATTACCGAACCTTCCGCTTTCCATTCATCTCTTGATGTTGACTCAGGTAACACACAATCGATATAATCCATCAGAATCATATCAATTTTATTTCCATCAGCGATAATTTTTCTGACTTGGTTTTTGATTTGATTCATCGTCATACTATCCGATGCCAATTTCTTCAACACAAGTTTGTTCTTCATAGTTTCTTGTATCTCAGTAACCTTACTCATTACATCTTCTCTGTGTTTTGATAACTCGTCAGGTGGAATACCTGTCCAAATCGTGAAGTGTTTCCTCTGAACAATTTTGGGATTGTCTTCAAAGAATACCTGAAGGACATTGTATCCCAAGTTAAACGCTGTGTTTGCAATCTTGGTTAAGATAGTAGTCTTACCAACACCAGTTGGTGCAAGGATTACACCTATCTCACCTTTAGCTAAACCACCTTTAAGTAGTTTATCAATACCTGGTATACCCATAGGTATCGGATGTCTGTAGTCTTCATCTAACACGGTTTCTAACCCTGAGAAAATATCCGTTTGACCTTTCTCAATTTCACCGACTTGTAGTGCCTCTCTTACCAACCCTTCAACTTTATCATAAGACTCAAAATCTCCTTGTGTAATGATTTTTTGTGCCTTGTCCATCGCCTTCTGAAGTTCTTGTTGTTTACAGAACTTCAATGCTTTTTCTTGAACGAATTGTGTTCCTTCGAATGGAGCTTCCTTAACTTGTTTTAGTGTGTCCAAAACAATTTTAGCAACCAATTCTTGAGAAACTTCAGACTTGATAATTTGTTCGAGAGTTTCAAAGTTGGGAGTTGATTCATACTTCACATAGTATTCCTTAATCATCTGTAATATGATTTTGAAATACTTGTTATCGAAGTAATTTGACTCGATGACATCAAGAATAGATGATGAAAAATCTTTATCTACCACTATCTGATTCAATAACTGAATCTGGAAAGTGTTCCCTAAGTAATCGAAATTTTTGTTCATATATTGTATTGCTCCCCTGTGTATTATTAAATACTCACTTACTTAAATCAAAATCCAAATATTGATAAGATAATCTTTGTTCTGAAAAAATGTCAGTTAATTCTCTGAGAATATCTTTCAAAA